CCTGGCAATACTCCTTCGGCTTTTAATCTTTGAGCCGTTCGCAAATCGCGTGATCCTCCGTTGGGAACATGAATCAAATGGTTTGCCCACTTGCGGTATGCCAACCGAAACCACTTCACGCAGTTGATTTGTAAACGGCTTTCAAGATGTTTCATTCAGCGTCAAGGTACAATGACTTGGCTTTTGTGAAACCCGCATTGTATGCCATTTGTTGGTCCATTTGTTCTAATCGTTTAAGGTGGTGTAATACTTCGGGTGATGGCACTGCATCGGGGTGGTGTTCTTCCAACCACTCAACGAATCTTTCTATTGGTGTTTTCATAATAAATTAAATCTAATTCCTGACAATCGTATAAATAATTGGCGTGTTGTTCATCCGTGATGATTAATCCTTCTTTGTGAATGGTGGTACACACTTCGCAATTACAGACATTTTTTTCTCTGTAAATCCTTTTCCCTATTCGGTCAATGAACCATTGCTTATCGTGTACTTTAATCATCCGTAAACTTCGTTAAAGTATTCTTTGCCATCTTCAAAATCATCTCCCGTTTTGCGTGAATAGTGGTAATTGTAATCACCATCATCAAACGCTTTGGCAATTTGTTCCTTCTCCATTTCTTTGGCTTGTTTCCAATCTTCAACGGTCAATTCACGATTATATGCTATTTCCCATAACCACTCCACTGCCGTCTGTTGTTTATTGTTTGTCATATCAATATCCCAAATCCTTTTTAACCAATGATTGTCTGTCTTGGCGTTGGTTGTATTTCGTACCACGCAATTCAGGGTGTTCTTCTTGTGCTTTTCTTCGCATCCTTGTGATGGAATCACTTGATGTTAATTGCCCATCCGCCAAAATGCGTAAGAATTTTTGTGCTGGAAGTGTCCCAGTTGAATAACCCTTGGCGTTCATTTCTAAACCCCAAATCCATGCAACCAATTGTTCGTCCGAATCTCTAAATGTGGGGTATTTCGTTAACAACTCAATAACCACCGTTCTTGTTTCTTGTTTCATTTGTCCCTACAAATATAGTATTTTATTATTAAAATTGTATTGGGTTCAAATTTTCTTTGTACATCGTTCTGTTTCCAATGTAAATGGTATCAATAACCCCACATTCTCCGTGTCTGTTTTTGGAAATAATTAACTCCGCTTCTTCCACTTCGGGTTGAACGGCTTCGTATTTAGCGGGTCGGAAAGGGAACATAACAACATCCGCATCTTGTTCAATTGATCCTGATTCCCGAATGTCTGACAACATGGGGCGTTTGTCTGCCCTATCCTCTGGCTTCCGTGATAACTGCGCCAAAACAATCACAGTGATGTTCAATTCCTTTGCCAACAATTTTAATCCGCGCGAAATTTCCGCAATTTCTTGTTCACGATTTTGTTTTGAACCCTTCATCAATTGAATGTAATCCACTACCAATAAATCCAACCCGTGTTTGGCTTTGTGAATTTTGGCTTTTGATTTTAATTGTTGGATAGATGCGTTTGGTTCTTGGTCTACAAAAAATTCAACTTGACTTGCGTTTACAGATTCGCAAAGTTTGATGACTTCGTGTTCCTTCAATGTGGCGTTTCGTATCTTCCAATTGACAATATCAGTAATCAAAGAAAAGTATCGTTTGGCCAATTGTTCCGCACTCATTTCCAAACTGATAATTAATCCCTTTCCGCCCAACTTACAAAATTCATAAATCAGTGATAACGCCAATGCCGTTTTCCCCATGCCAGGTCGTGCGGCCATCACAATCAAATCCCCCGCGTTCCATCCGCCTAACATTCTATCCAAAGAATCCCACCCCGTAGGTTTTCCCGTGATGCGTTCACCCCTTGCGATGGCTTCGGTGATGTTGTCCAATGTCCGTGCGCTTATCTTGTGAATAGATTCAGGGTCGTGTATCGTTGTGAACCTTGTATTATCAATTGCGTTTTGGGTGTATTCCAATAACTCCTTCAAACTTTTAGTCAAATCAATCTTGCCCAGTTGTTCCACAAATTGTTTTTGAAGAAACTTTTGTTCTAACCTTGGAAGGTAATCACTCACATTGGCAACATTGGACACATTTTGTCCAATCATTATCACTGCCATGCGTTCGTTCTTTGGATAACCATCCGTCAAACTCATGTAGTCAATTGGTTCGTTGTCAAAGTAATAATCTTGCATCCGCTTAACCACTTTGTGATGCAATGGTGATTCAAACCAATCTGCCTTTATTCGTGGCAATAATGAGCGTGTCTGTTCGTAGAACAATAGTTGTCCTAATATGTAATCCTCTAATTTGTCATTCATAATCTGCGATATTAAACTTTTTTAGTGTTGGTTGTATTGGTTTATTTTTATTTTCTGGCTCTATTTTCGACATCCATTGTTGGGCAGCGGATTTCCACTTTTGAATTTTGCCCCCCTTTCGTGTCCAATTCATGGAATCCCAATAATGAAAAAACGCGACCCCGTCGGTTTCTGAATGATTGTTTGTCTTAAAGAACTGAATACATTCATCCTTTGTTGGTGGCAAAATCCTTTTTGCCTCCTTAATCTTTATTTCAGTATCATTATCAGTATCATTATCATTTACATTATCATTATCAGTTTTTTTGGGTTTGTCAAAAAAGGCTTGGGTTTCTTGGGTTTCAACGGCTTTCTTTGGTCTACCACCTTTTAATCCGTTAAGTTTCTGTTTATCAATGTATTCGTCATATTTACGCAAATCCCGTTTCAACTGCAATTTGATTGGCTCAAATGCAATCGATAATAACAAATCTTCACACGATGGATTTTCATCGTTGACATAAGCAAAAATGTGTTTGATTAATTTACCCGCAATTTCATCAGGTAGTTGGTTAAACACACCTTGTTGATCCGTGTACAACAAGAATGATTTTTTATCCTTTGCCATTTTAATTTTGATTAAGGTGTTGTAAAACTGAATCCCTAATTTCAATTAAGTTTTCTTCCGTTGCCCAACGCTTTTCTGGTAAATGATTGGTGAGCATTTCTTCCAATTGTTTGATGTTGAAATCGTACATCAATAGGAACTTGCCATTTTTGAAAATGTTAACTTCTACAAATTGGCCTTTGATTGTGGTTTGTGTTGTGTATGTATTTTGCATAAAATAAAAAACCCCAATGGGCTGGCGCAGTAGGCTTGCAACCATCCCAAAGGGGTAAATATCTTTTAACATTTTGGATAGCCTACATCCTGTTAACACCACAAATATACAAAAAAGAACTATCTTTGCAACAATCCGTTCTTGTTATTTGTCATTTCATTGGATTAGATGGGGGGATGCCGATGCCCCCCATTTTTTATTTGTATTGTTTAATTAGTTCCATTATTTGTTCAGGTGTTTCCATTACATCAATTGGTTCATTCATGTCCAATACATATATCCTTGTAATTTTTTTTTGATGGTTAATCCCCATGTATGTAATGTGTGCAGTATTAACCCAAATACATGTTTCTGTTTCTGTTTGTGTTAATTTAATTATCATTTTACCGCTTTTAACATTATAGTGTCCTCATTTTGAAGGTACTGGGCGGGTTCGTAAACTTCCCCCGTCTGTTCATTCAAGAAAATACCAAGATTCATTTGCTTGTAGGCGTGTTGGTGGAGTTTTTCGCGTTCCTTTAACTCCGCCCGTAATTCCATCACTTGTGGGATGTGGTCATAATTATAACGACCTCCACCCGCCTTGCGTGTGACTTCGTAGCCGTGGTACACTTGCCCATGCCATTTACCCGCTTCGGTCAATGCAAGGGGTTTTACTTGGTCCTGAAAGTTCTTGATGGTATCCGCCAATTCCTTTAATTCAATGTGGAATTGTAGGGGGCAGTAATTGCCACCCCCTATTTCCAACATCGTGTCCGATAGTTGCTCAATCATTTTTTTCATCAGAACGGCAAGTCATCGTGTGAAACTGGTTTCAATTGTGCCAAGGTGTCTTGACCATCCACCACGAACTTTTCAAACACTTGTGCGTATGCAAGTATTTCATGTAACTTGATGTCACCATTGATGACCAAATCACCCGCAACCTTCAATACACTCATACGGGTAATGCGTTTGTCCGTTTCTGGGTCCTTTGGTTTGGCAGTAAATCCACCTTGCGCACCTGGTTGTGCCATCACGGGTGCAATCTTGTAGTAAATGCGGTCTTTGAATTCCTTGGATGTGATGGTGTAATCGGTTTCCACACCCACTTTGAATTTGGTTTGATCCGCACTTTTGGATGCGTACTCACCCGAATCGCCATTGGCAAAGGTGATTTCAAATTTGTACAATGTGCCGTACTGACCATTGTAAGTTCCGTTGGCAGTTACATTGGTTACTGCGCTTCTTTTTTGTTGTTCCATACTATTTTGTTTTTTAATTGGTAGTTTAGTTTTGT